ACACCCGTCTTTTGCTCATCCACATATTGTTGATTAAGCTTATCACGAAGTGTGCTATAATTCTCAATGAGTGTATCATATCTATTATCAAAATTCAAAGCCATCAAAAGTACAATAATTGCGTTGTACGCATTTCGAACCGATGTAAATTTAAGATCTTTCAGCTTTTCATTTACTGATTCAATATCCAATAGGAAATCATAATTATCTGTCTCAAATTGCTTTTTAAGCTTGGCTAGTTGTGCTACATACTGCTTCAATGTTGATTCCTTTGCTTCCGGTCGCGATACTTTGATAACTTCTAAAACATTATTAATCTCAAGTTCTGACATTTCTATATATATACATAGATAATTATTTTTAAGTATTAATCTAAATATTTGTTTAAAAAGTACCGATTTTTAAATTATAATTCATAGAAAACTAAAAGTGTAAATTTTACACCGATTCTGAAAAAAGTATTTCAAAAATAAAATCATAGATGGATAGAATTGGATGGGGTGTAAATTCTACACTTCTGAAATTTAAATTTGATTTGGGTACAGATATTGATTCTATATGTATCCACTCCGTATAAATAGATTGTCGGTGTATTAATATCTATTCTTGCGTTCAAAAGTTACTTAAAAATAAATATCTAAGTATATATATAGAAAACAAACAATGGACAACAATCAAGAAATTCCACGCACTATCAATCCAATGAATTATTACACCGAGCAACAACTCATTAACTATTATAAGATTGGCAAACATCTCCAAGAAAATGATGCTAGATACAAAAATAGAATTTTGAATCTGATTAAAGATTATGTTGTGGACCAGCAATATGGACCGAATCTCAAAGAAAATGCGTCGGGTTCAGATTTCAAGAAGAATCTTATGCGTAGCATCAATGAATATGAAAAAACGGGTATTATGAAAGATAAAGTACATGATCTACAAAGATATGGACTTATCATGAGACTTATGAAACTTAATGAACAATTGAAAGAGGGAAAAGATTGTGTTCCAGAAAAAGTAAAGATTAATGTTGATATGAGTCAAAAATGCGCTCAGTTAGAAATTTCAAACGCTCAACTACACGCAAAGAATATATCACTCGAATCCGAATTGAAAAGAGTGAAACAAATCAAAGGAATTGAAACTGGTGGTGGTTCAAAAGTATTCAAGAAAAAGACACCAAAAAAGGATGTGGGTATAGATTTTGCTCCGTGGTTCAATATTGATTTTAAAGAAATTATTAATGAAAATCCATTTGAAGCTGTTGAATATGTAGACCAAGCACTCCAAACATTGAATGAAACTATTATTCATCATGAAAATAAATTCAAAGATGAAGCACAAATGGATGAGATGGCTTGTTTGTACGGAAACTGTGTTGATAATTGGAAAGAAGAAGTTGAAGAACTCTATTCCGAAGATGGCGCCGATGAACAAGAAGAAGATAGAATACTAAAATTGTTTGATAGATATTACCATCCAATCAAAACAAGTTTTCTAGAAGAATCCGAGGGACAATATAATCCACCCAATGAATCAGACTAAAATTTCAAGTGTATCAAAAGCATCTTTTATCTTAATAAACATTTCAGCATTTCCACTTGGCTTGTCTGGATGATATTCTAAAGCTTTTTTTCTGTACTGGCATTTCAAGTTTTCAATTGTTAATGGTGGTTCAATCTCAAGTAGCTCCATTGATCTTGATCGTTTGAGATTTGTATCTCCACATTCGGGAGTATTATTGGATGTGTAATAATGTTTATTATATGAATCATGTCTTGAAATTCTATGGACATAACAATTACAACTTCTTAATGATTGTACATTGTATCCAGTGTATGGACATTGTACTCCACTGGAATATGGGTCACGGCGAGTAACTATTTCATCTTTGAATAAAACATAATTAACTCCCATCCAATAAAATATATCAAGATTTTATTCCCCAATAATTATTTTTGTTGTTGTTGTTCTTGAAGAATTTCTTCCACAACATTGAAAGTTACACTTCTTGATTTTTCAATCTTGAATAGTACAGTTGATTGTTCCGAACAATGAGCGTATGAACCATCTGGATCATGGATAGAACAAGTAATTGAAGCCAATCGTAGTGGCTTTGTCACTGTGAATTGGAGTGATGATTCTTGTCCAAAGTAGAAATCTCCGTCTCCATTAATCTTATCCACAATTCCAATAATTGGCATTGTTGTATTATTTACTTTACCACCAATGAATGGAGCTTCTTGTAATATATTAGATCGGATTGTATAGTACCCTCTTATCATTCTTGTGGGTAATTTCTCAGCAACAATCTTTAATGATTCAGTCTTCTGTTGGATTGGTGGATAATAATCTAGTAAAAATTGAGTAGCTCCCGATTTGTAAATATGTGAGACTATCGGCATCATGTTACTATATAATGGTATTCCAAATGAATTCTGAACATAGATCTTTGAATCACCTCTGTCTATCTCAGCATTTGTAGTTATCAAAGATAAATCATTCCGATTATTTGTATCTATTTTATTCAATCTTGTATTTCTTGTTGAATTGAACTGGTCATATGTGAATCCAAGTAAATCCCAGAGTGAACCAATCCACTCTTCTTCACTTAATTTGAAATCTCCGATAAAGATTCCACAGTGTGAATCATATACGACCCATGGCTGAAGATTTTTATTTAAGTTTGGTATAGCAGTACTTGATATTGTGGGATCATCTACTATGTATGGTTTTCTCTCGGGAGTCCAATCATTCAAATATTCTTTTGGATTGATTGTGTACATTACTGCTCCCGCATCAGTTGATGTGCTGGGAGGATCTGTTAATTGGGGATTAGACACACGATTATCATTGGGAATATTTAATGGAGTGTGTAATCCACTAAAATAGAAATTTGTTCCATCATACGATAATGCTGGATTATCCGCTCCAAGATATAATTTATTTACATATTTAGAACCATCTAAGTATGTTGTGGCTACTTGGTCTCCAAGTGGATGGATACCGTAGTCTCCAACATCTTTTGTTACTTGATATGAACTCAATACTGGTGAGTATCCAGCGTACGGTAGAATATAATTCATTCCCGGAGCATTGAAATGTAAATCAAATCCACATTTGCGCCCATCTTCAATTTTTGTATCTCCCGACGCATTCAATAATTCTGTCCACAAGTCTGTATTCACTCCGTTGTTTTCAGTTCCTCTCAATGTTATATATCCAAGACTATCATGACCGATGATTCCATAACTAAATTTTGGACTCGCTTCTAATTGTACTCGTGGGAAGAATTGATTCAATGATGGATCATTTTCATAGTAGATTGGAAGTAGCGCAGAATGTACTCTATTATTCTGATTGAAAGTTCTGTCTGAATAATATGAGTCTCCAAGTGCTGCTTCGGAGTTAACATTTGAATATGTCATAGAAGCATTTTTGAAACGATTCATATGAATCCATCTTGAATTATTGATTGTATCTGCGTCACTATAATCATTTGTGGATTCTTTGAAGTAATCCCAAATCTCTGGATAGAGTAATTGGGCGTCAAAAAAAGCTTTCAATCGGTTCACATTTGTTTCATTATAGAATAAATTAAGTGAAAATCTATTTGTATTATTCAGCCATTGGAATTTCAATTCTGCGCCTCTTATTCCTTCGTAGAAATCCGGGTTATCAACATCAAAGTACTTTCGATTGATATCCAGTCCAGTCTGATACAACTCCGGTCTCTTACATCCAATAATGTGATATTGTGATAGATAATCATATCCAGAGCCATTTGTACTTGCCGCTCCACTCAAATTAAAGTATTCATCAAATGCGTCTTTTATGACTCCAAAATCAAATGTTTTTGTTGAACCCGTATGTACTGATCGGAATTGATTGGCAACATTGAATGGCTTATATGTTTCAGTTGTAATTGTTCTATAAAATGATACGGGTGTTTCAAGTTCTCCAGCTGGCATACTTCCATTATATGAATATTTATGTATCTTTTCTTGTGTAATATTTTGAAGTTGTCTTGTGACTTCCGACGCAATGTACTCTGGTGAATTGAATCCAGCGGGTAAAGTAATTGATTTTAATTCTTTAAATACTGAGTATGAAGCATTCTCTGGATCTCTATTTCTTCCAAGCTTATCATTGTAATCTACACCCGCATTTGAACTATTGAAGAATCCACCAAGTTGTCCACTTGCGGATGATTCAGTATAATATGTATTATCTCTCATCATAATTGTATATTTTCCATTATCATTGAGTGGTTTGTAATGTCTATTGGTACCGTCATCAAGAGCAAAGTATTCAGATTTAAATGAGAATGGATCGGATTCGACCTTTTTGAAATAAGTTGACATTCCCGCATCTTCGGTGTCTGATTCCGTCCATTGTAGATCTCTTGTCTTTCCACTCTTATACCAATAGTTACGAGGGAGATGAATATAGTTATGTGCGTTGGCTGTTTGATAATATTGTGTAGTGAAATTCAATGTATCATCTCTCATATAAACTTCCGTATCAGAAGCATTCGAGGATATGATTTCATAATCTGATGGAAGATGTGTTGAAGCATTTTGATAATTTACATTCGTAGTTGTATATGTTTTCTTATATCCAAGATTGACTCCTTTGATCTCTATGGAAGAAGACTGTCCCGCACCCCTCTCAGAAACCATGGCTCCAAAGACAGATACTTTATCTCCGGGTGTAAGTGTAGCAATATCTGTTAAGTTTGAAGTCCATAAAGCAAAGTTTTCATTATTCTTTGATTTAGCCTCTTCTGAATGTAATCGACTACATTCAATCACTTTAATATCAGTATACTGATTTGCCATTATATATATTTACTTATATAATTATTTTAAATTGAATTTTTTCTTGTAATTAGATATATTAGTTTTTAATGATTGAGAATCTCCCCACAAGATATAGTACGACAAGAAAGCCGGTGACATATAATTCTGATTTTTTAGATACACTTTGTGTCGTTTTCGGTATCTCTCTCGTCTATCTTTATCTTTGTGGATCGTGTAATCAGAATATCGGGAGTCACCAAACTGTGATACTTTGATTCGTTTCCCTTTGTCATCAAAGAATTCTGCTTTCCATTTCTTATTTTTGGCTGTACCTTTTGACACAACTAGTTTGACCATAATATTATTAATATTTATATTTTTTTTTACATAAAAATAATATTTGAGTAATATATAAAATGAGTGTTGAACTTGAACAGCAGCAGACTTCTGAGCGTGAGAGACTACTTGATTTACTTGATAATGATGCCGATGAATTTGAAGAACTGATTCGTGAGCCTCTTGAGGAGAAAGATCGCAGTGATTTGTACTTAAAGGGGGTGGATGTGTTTCGCTTACATGAAGAGATATCGGACATCGATGAGCTAGTAGACTTTTTATTTAAAAAATATCCAGAGAAGAAAATATCAAAGAAAGTATACGTAGCAAAGGATGAGCCACAGTAAAATCACTATTGAACTTACCCCCAAACAATTGAATCTAATCCAAAGGGAATTGGTTAAACTTGGTAGAGGTGATCTTATAGAGATTCTGGAAAATAATAAAGACGAAGAATATAAGCCCCCGCCCCCCAAAAAGAAAATAAAAGAATTTTATGAATACTATTCTGGTACCGATGATGAAGATACTTACACAGTAGATGATGTAGAAGTTGATGAAGATGGATTTTGGTCACTCAAAGAATAACCGAGTGATTCAATCAACTTATATCTTTCTGGAAATTTATCTTGAAATAGATCAAGCTTATTCAACTTACGGTAATAATAAAATGAATTGCGAGCAATCGCAACATCACGATTCTCATGATATCTTTCTCTCTTTACATCTTTATTTTTATGATAATGTTCCCGAGCTCGAGTACGATTCTTTTCTACAAACTCTGGATCATCTTTCCTCTTTTGATAGCGTTCTTTATCCTTTTCACGCTTATTCTTGTACGATGACAAAATTCGTTGGATTTGTTCTTCATTGAATGTTTCCATTTTCTATATATATATATAGATTTTATTTCTTAAATATATTTTCAAGAATTTCTCTCATCTCATCTGAGATTTCAATATTCAATCTATTATCGTCTCTCGCAAATTGTAATTTATCAACAGTATTTTCTCCGTGCTGTACACACATCATCACATCATTAATATTTGTCAATGCTACTCTTGATTCCATTCCAGTAAAGAGATCGGCTCCCTCTCCTCTTGAACTTGATTCAAACTTACAACTTGCTCTATAAAACTTCTTCGTCATCATCATAGTGGCTTCATGAATCAATCTCTTGGTATTTCCACAGTCTATCGCATGTACAGCATAGTCTTTTTCTGACATACAAAAGATCATTTTATCACTTCCAACACATCCACACTTCAATAAGTTATTATCTCTTAGTGTCTCATAACTGTGTTGAATATATGATGGAAAGTATACATCGTCATCATCCATAAAACAAAATATATTTGTGGAACAATGTTTCACAAGATTGTTTCTCTTTTCTCCAATGGAGAGTCTTTTATTTGTTTGAAGATATGTTAATTCAATTGGATGGATTTCTCTCTTAAATTCATCTATGTCTGTAATGAACCGTCCGTACTCAAAATCATCGGCTATAATTAGTTTGAGTCTATCGGCTGGATATGTTTGAGACTTCAGATTCATTACAAACAGTGGCAAAAATTTATGTCTGTCATATGTTGGAACGAGAATTGTTATTTCGGGATATTCCATTTATAATATAACATAGAAAATAGTTTTAAGTAAAATTATTTACCAGAACCAACTACTGGATTCCACTCGTTCATATTCTTTATCTTTTGTATCATTGATTATGGTTTTCTCAATTTCTAACTTGCGAAGATACATTTTTATTCCAGAGATATCACTCTTGATTGAATTAATAGATTTTTGTATTTCAAGTACACTCTCAATTAATTCTTCGATTGGCTTCTTTTTATTCACTCCAAGTGGATCAGACATATCTTATATTATTCAATATTTGAATTTCAAAATAAAAAAATTTAATATATAAATGGAAAAAATAACTTACAAAGGAATGACAAGAAATGTTCCAAAAAGATATTTATCTGGATTGAAAGGCAAAGAGAGACAAGCTCAAATCAAATCAATCTTTGAGGGAAAGCAGAGACCAAAGACATCTGCTCCACAAAGAAGATCCACTTGGACTGTTAAGTTTGATAAGAAGTACGGTAAGCAGTTGGATGAAATGAAAGGTGGGAGAAGTAAGAAAAACATAGCAAAAGTAACTGGTATTCCACTTGGAGCTGTCAATGCTGTTTTAAAAAAAGGGGAGGGAGCATACAAGAGTTCTGGTAGTAGACCCAATCAAACAGCACAGAGTTGGGCATATGCGCGTTTGTACTCTTATATTCTTGGAGGTCCCGCCCGTAAATCCGACGCAGAAATAACTAAAAAATATAAAGTGAAATTTTAATGTAGAATAGTATAAATGTCGACTGTTTTGGATTTGAAAACACCAAGAGATCTACCCGATGACATTGAAGATTGGAGTGAAGAGATAGAGGAGTTGTTGAGTGAGTGGGGTGAAATTTCGATGTGCTACGCATACTTACATAATTTCAGTCAAAGAAAATATAAAAGAAAATATCATCATTTCCAGATTCCAATTATTGTTTTATCTACATTGACTGGTACGGCAAATTTCGCAACAGATAGTTATGTTCCCAATCATCTTAAACAGGGCTTCTCTGCTGGTGTCGGTTCATTGAATATCTTCTGTGGAATTCTTGGTACACTATTAAGTTTTTTAAGATACTCAGAAATATATGAAGGACACCGTATTAGTGCTTTAGCTTGGAGTAAGTTATCTAGAAATATTGAGATTGAATTATCACTCCATGACAAAAAGAGAAAACCATGTAGAGATTTTTTAAAAGTGTGTCGGGCAGAATATGACAATCTTCTTGAAAGTAGTCCCAATGTTGATTTAGATATTATCGCAATGTTCAACAAGAAATTTGCTGATAAATATCCCGATGTACGTAAGCCAATTGTATGTAACGGTTTGAAGAGTATTACGCCATACAATCATCCAGTGGCTACTGCTCCCCCAAAAGAAGTTAATAATTCCGATTCTTCTGTGACGATTTCCGTTGAGCCGGATTTTTCCGCCCAACCCGAGCCCGAGATTTCTTCTTAGTAACTCCATCAAATATTTGTTCGGGTTTTATCTTGGGTGGTTCAATACCCTTTGCGACATCATGTTGTAATGGTTGTGAATACGAAGATTTCGATCCATTCAATTCTTTCATTTTTTTTGTTGGCATCGTCTATATTTACACTTTTATTAAAATTTTTTTAACATAAAAATAATATATTTATAATTATAAATAAATGAGTTTAGTTGTTTGTGCCAATCAAGAGCAAGATGGATCCACTATCCGGAGTAAGCAGTCAATTTATTCTGCGTACAGTTTCAAGAATACATTAACATCTACATACAAAATTCCAAAGGATGCCCAAGTAGCACTACAGAGTTGTAAAGTCAATGTTGATGGTCGTGTTGTATTTTCCAAGAACAATAACCGATTCTATCAGTACACGGGTGAGAAATTAAATCGTGATGGAGTTACTGAGCCACAGATGGATGATGTCACATCTCATCCGGTTGTGACTCCATTAATCGCCCCCAATCAATCATCCAATGAAGTTGAAGAATTATCTGTCAATGATTTTGCGAATCTTTTGGAGGACAGAATTCGCTCAACGACTTATCATCCAAACTACAAGGGCAAAGCAACTGTGAGTGTATTGAGAAATGCTTCAAGTCTTGACTTTCTCGGATACAAGACTTCATATGATCAACATAGTTCAGCAAACAATATTAACACTGTTCCACCCAATGATGATTTTGAGAATTTCTTCAATGAAAAATATGATGATATTACTGATATTTTCTCGTACACGGGCGGTGTGTTCCAGAGGAATGCTTCTTCAAAATCAACTACACCCGCAATGGGTATTTCGGGAAATGCTCCATTGAGTTTAGCCAATGGTGAGTTTGTAGTTAATATCTCGGGGTCGTCTGGCAGATGTAGTGCGTCTGGTGTTCCATGGTTTGTTGGATTGTCTCGGTATATTAATACAACTACACAATCGGGATTCTATGCTCCACCATACGCACGAGACGCATCACAGAAGATGTTTGGTGTCACTCCCGCAAAGAATCAATGTTTTTCTGATTTCTTTGTGATGATGGATAAAGAACAAAATGTTCATGTTGGACACGCTGTCATGGGCGCAAAAAATGAGAAGATACTACTGAAAGAAGTAAAATATTACCAAAATGCTTCAAGTGATTTTACTAGTGTTTTGAATCTATCGGGTACTCAATATGAAGATGTTAAATTTACCGCAACGGGTGAGAAGATGAAACTTGAGATTTACAATGCTTCAACGAGTGCTTGGGAAGTAGTTGTCCAGCACAATGAGGATGAATCAATGGATCAACAATTCAAACCAATCAATCAAGCTTGTTGGTGTCTCCATCCAGTACTTGGAGTTTTCTCCAAATCTGGAGCAAGAAGTTGTACATTAGATCTTACAAGATTTGATAGTGTACCAGCAGCAAGTATAAGTGGATATGATCCAACAGAGATAGAAAAAGCTGGATGGTGGGAAACATTAGAACTCCAAGGTGTAGCGGATAAATATTGTTTTGAGTTGGAACGAAGATCATGGAATCTTCCATTATCGGGAACTGCTCCCGATTACACATACAAAGGTCTCAACGCAAGTAATTGTGTAGATTATGACAATGTATTAATTATGGATGTTTCAAATATATACACTCCAAGTTTTGGAGCGAATGCTGGACCGTTACTTGGATTCAACACAGCAATTGTTGATGAGTACGCTTCTGAGACGGGAGCATTGAAAGTGTTTGAGAGTGATTTCGCTCCCGATCTCCAATCTTCAATGGCTATGTTTGTAAGACTCAATAACTTTGGACAGAATGTTGTGAATTCATTCACAGGGAATCATTCCAAGATATTGGCTCATCTGCCCCGTTTTGATAACTCACAGAGTACGGGAAGATTATACTTTGAGCCACAGAATTTAGTATGGATTGATCTTGGCAATCCAGCAGAGATGGCTGTCAATGAGTTTGATATTTCATTCTGCTATGTCAATGAACAGTACGCTACCGTCTTAACCGGTCAAAGTATTGTTTGTCTGTACTTCCGAGAAAAACCAAAGGAATTGAAAATGATGTAATTAGATTAATATAAACTTTTATTCTTGTTTTTTTTAGAAATTTTTAGTAATTTTTTAATAATTTATAGAAAAAATATCTAGATTATTATAAAATATGTCTTCAAAACAACCCCCACGTGTACAATTTGATTTTGAACCCGATATGCCAGAAGTATCATGTGATCCACAAATAGAGATGACAAATGATGCTTGGGAAATGGATAGCAATATCAATGGTGGTGTCAGTATGGAAATTGAAGAGGGAGATGCTCCCACTGCGATGCCAGACTTGCCCTCTATTGAACGAGAGGAAATTCAAGAAGTGGAAATATTTGATATGCCCTCGAAGCCAACTGTACGCCGTCCGCGTTCAACGCGTGAGCCAGTCGCTCAGCCAGAGGAACAACTTATTCCTCAAGCAGCACCAGTAAAACAGAAGAAACCAAGGAAGCCAATGTCAGAAGAACACAAGGCAAAATTAGCAATTGCTCGGGAGAAAGCATTGATTGCTCGTAGACAAAAGAAAGAGGAACGAGCGAAAGCAAAAGCGTTAGAAAATGAAGAGAAAGAGTTATTGAAAAAACAAAAGGTAAAGAGAGTACAGAAGCTAAAAGAGGAAGTGGAAGAGGCACCCGCTCCCGCTCCCGCTCCCGTACAAAAAGATAGTGGAACATGGATTACAAAGAAAGATCTTGAAGAAGCTCAATTGACAGCTATCTTAAATTATGAAACACTTAGAAAGGCAAGAAAGGCTGAGAAACAGAAACAGAAAGCAATAGAGCAACAGAAACAACAAATGAAGAATATGTTGAGAAAGAATCAACCACAATCTTATGTGTACAGAGATGGTTCCAATCGATGGGATATGTGTTATTAATTTATCGGATAAATATTAAAAGGTGTAAATAATACACCACATCAACTTCTATCTTTCCAGTAATTCAAAATTTTTAGACTTTTTTCAGAATCGGTGTAAAATTTACACCTTTTTGTTATTACAATTATTAATAGAAAATACTTATAGAATAAATATCTATTGTACATTATAATGAAGAAAGCATTAGTATTTGGAAATGGAAGATCTCTAAAAGATATTGATTTTACTACAATTGATAGATCAATCTATGATTGGATTGGTTGTACCATGGCTCTCAGACATTTTAATGATATTGATTGTCATCCCGATGTGTATGTCAATGCGGACCGTGTAGTATGTCAGAATCCAGAGGTCATCCAATATGTGAATGATAACAAGTGTAAAGCTTATTTATTGAGTGAAACAATTCGAGATCATATCTTCGATAATAAAAATATATTGACAAAAGTACATTTTATTGAAGATTGTATTAGACAAAATATCGGAATTTTTAAAATGGTCAAAAACTATTGTAGTGGTTCATCCGCCGTACTCTTTGCTCTCCAATATTATGATATTATTGATATAGCTGGATTCGATTGTGATTATGTTGAATTTCTTCCGGAATGTGAACGGCTACCCGATGGAACACTAAGAATCAAAAAAACACCCAAATACAATCCAAACTATTTTGTGGATGATTATCAAAGAGAGGGAGATATTTACAATGTTCCCAATGGAAAAACTGTACATATGAAATCTTGGGAAGAATTGAAGATTATCAAACAATTCATGAATGAAATGTATCCAGAAAATTTTCAAAAAAAGATACTTACTAATTACAATGATAAACGATCTATCAGCGAACATATTGCTACAAGAAAACTATTTCACCATCCATTGTTTAAAAAGTTAGAAAGAAAACAAAAGTTAGCATTTTGTATTCCAACTACTTCCAATACTAAGAATTGGAAAACACTTGATGAAACATATTTGTATCAGATTGGACTACCATCAATGAAGAATATTAAAGATCAAGAAATCAAGATTTATCTTGGATATGATGATGATGATAAATTGTACTCCAATATTGAATTACCAACAAGACATAATGAATTTAGTTTGGAATGGATTCCATTTTCTGACTGTAAAGGCAATCCATGTAAGATATGGACAGAATTGTCCGCAAAAGCTGTAGAAGATGGATTTGAATATTATATGTGTTGTGGGGATGATATTAAGTTTGATCCACGAGTTGAATGGGTGGGTAAATTTATTAAGACACTCAAAAAGAATCGCAATATTGGATATACTGCTGGATTCTCAAATAATGATCAGATCCCAACACAATTTTTACTCCACAAAACACATCTTGATATCTTTGGTTGGGTATTCCCCCCACAAATTAAGAATTATTTCTGTGACGACTGGATGTATGAAATCTATGGAAAACATGGTACTTGGATGAAAGATTATAAACATTACAATCTTGGAGGACAACCACGATACAATCCAGAAAATGCTCGTAATCTCTGTACTATGTTAGTCAAAAGACACAAACCAATTTTGAATCGTTTTATTAATAATTTAAATCAGAAATAAATATATATTGATATAAATATAGATGCCCAAAAAGTCATCCACGGTTCCAAAGGTACTCAAAGTAAAAGATGAAGAACCAAATGAAAAGTTTGATGACATCCATCCAAATTTACCAGCCATGCCATCACTCACTTTGATTGTTGGTTCAGTCAGAAGTGGTAAATCAAATCTCTTAGTGAATATGTTTTGTAATCCAGCATTCTATAAAGATAAGTTTGATATTGTTCGTATCATTTCCACAACAATGAATACTGATAATAAAGGAAAAATACTTTCCAAATTCTTTGATTGTTCCGATCATTACACCGATAAAATGATTGATGATATTAAAAAGTCTCAATCTCAATATGAAGATAAATCTGAAAGACCAACTTACGCTCTTGTTATGGATGATGTACTGACAAAAGATTTCAAGAAAAGTAATCAAGTGAGTTTCTTCTCCACAAGATATCGTCACTACATTGATTTCTATGTGATTGCCGTACAGAGTTTCCGTGCTGTCTCTGGAATGATTCGCAACAACGCCCAAGATGTGATTATTTGTAAACAGCAAAATACAAAAGAACTTGGAAAGATTGCCGAAGAGTACGGTGATTTAGTTGGTGGTGAAGATAACTTCATGAAACTCTATAATCAAGCCCACACAGAAAGATATTCATTTTTGTATTTGAAACTCAGTGAGAATCCAGCACAAGCATTTATAAAATTTGAAACTAAAATTTGGCCACCCGAGAGCAGTACAGAAGAAGTATTAGATATTGAAATGGATTCAGATGAAGAACTTTAATTAAAAATTTTATATAAAAAAATAATGTTGTAATTATTATAAACGAATGGATCTGTATGGCACAAACACTTCGGCTATTTCAATGGGGAACGCTCGGCGACAAGAGGTCCGTGATTACAATGATAGAGTAAAACAACACAATGATAATGTTACAGACACTATCCAAGGACTACAAGCTCAAGCAAAATCTGCGACACAAGTCCAAGAGATTAAAGATACCGCACAAGGACTATGGACTGGTAGCAAAATGCCCGATAAGATTGCTGCGTACAAAAAGTGGAAAGCAGATAGAGCAGCGGGGAAAACTGGATCAAAGACAAATCCAACTGAGAATAATGATACTGATTTAGATACACAAGCAAATGAAACACAAGCTGAAACTACTGGACCGCAAGAAACTACATCTCCACCAGAAGAAACTGTAAACGAGGGGGGAGATTCTGCCCCTGTATCCGAAGGTGAAGCGGCTGAAAATGCTGGTGCTGATATTGGAGAATCTCTCGAAAATGCCGGAGCAAAAGATGCCGGAGCAGCACTCACCGAAACAGCAGTAAAAGATGGTGGTGAAGAAGTAGCCGAATCACTTGGATCAAAACTCGCTGGTGGTCTTGGTAAAGCGGCTGGTGTCGCTGGGAAAGGAGCCGGAGCGTTAATGGGTGGAGCCATGGCTGGAATGGATCTCTATGAAGATATAAAGGGTGGAAAAATCCAAGGAAACAACACTTGGGAAAAAGCAAGTAATGTTTTACAGATTGGTGGTGGAATTGCTGATGTTGTTGGTACATTCTTCCCTCCCGCTGCTTTGCTTGGTGGAGTACTTGATCTTGCTTCGGGAGCAACAGATGCTGTTGGTGAAAAATTAGATGAAACAAAACAAGAACAAGATTTGAGCGACGAGGGAACAAAGGAACAAGACACACCCGAAGCGGCTCCCGTAATCCAACAAGCAACTCTCGCAACTGGACGTGTCCAGTAACTTTTTTGATTTTTTTTTATTTAAGATTTTATTGTTGAGTAATTTATAAAAGAATGTCTCAATATTGGAAAGCTGATGATAGTGTTCGCGTTGGTGAGAAGAAAGTTTCTGTTCCGTCCGAGAATGGACTCTCATACACCCCGGGTCAGAAGATCCAACTTTTTGTAGATTCATCTACTAAATTCATGGATGGTCGGGAAACGTATCTAGATTTCAATGTACGACTCAAACACCCAACGGGTGGTACTCCCACTCGTCTTCAATTGGACAAGTGTACTTCCACTCTAATTAAGAACATCCGCATCTATGATGGTTCTCGAGGACAGTTGCTTGAAGAGATTTCTGATTACGCAACTTATGTATCTGTAAAGTATGATTATGACAAAGACGCAAGTATTGAACAGAAGAGAGCGCTTTCTGAGTGCTGTGCCGTTCACACTCCCGCAAATCGTGGTACCGTTGGTACATCCAAGACTCCGATGGCAAATACTCTCACGAATCCATTCTTCAAGAAGACTTCGGGAGACCAAGACACCACATTCACAGATGGTGATTTCTTGAACGCAAAGGTGTGCCTCCCTCTCCACACTGGTATCTTTGCTGATTCTGAAACTATTTTCCCTGTCATGATGACCAATGGTCTCTACATTGAGATTGATCTAAATGATGCTGGACATGTTATCAAGCAGTTGGACTCGGTTCTCCGTGACACCCGCACTCCACTCAATCCATTTTTTGCCTCTCTCAATGGCTCAGATGCTCCCGATACTTGGGCAAATGGTGGTACATCGGATACTTTCTATGTTGCGGAAGACAATAATCTCTCGGGTACCGACCGTGTATCCAAGTTTCCGTTTGTTGTTGGTGAAACTTTCAACTTCTGTTTGGCTGATAACAATGGCTCTAAATCGGTAATGAGCGCAGCAATGACTATTTCTGAAATCAATCTGAGTGCGGGAGCAAATGCTTCGGGTGGTCTCATTGAAGTTAAGCACACGAGTGTCACGAACAATGGAGCAGAAATCGATGAAGATTGGGTAATGTACTCTACGGCTGTTGCTGATTCAGCAACCTATGCCGCAACATACACAGTAAGTAATGTAAATCTTGTAGTCAGTCAAGTAATGCTTGATCCGGGTTATGAGATGGGTATGATACAGAAAGTAAGAGAGGGTAAAGCAATTGAGTTTGATATTATGTCAACTACAAATCACAAACACTCTATTCTTGCTTCGGATCGTCAGACTACATTTCAGATATTTTCTCAGAATTCTCGGGCAAAGTCTCTACTGGTTGTTCCTCAAGATTCTACGGTCTACACTACGGCTCAGCTTATCTCGGGTAGTGGAACTTATGTTATCCAAGGCACAAACTACTCCAATGCTTGTGGTACTACAAAACAGTCGCAAGACACTTGTATTGCTTCTACTCGAAGTGCTTACACGGGTATCTGTGATGAGCTGTCTTCTGTTCAGTATCTTATTAATGGAAAGCGTGTACCGTCTCGTGAAATCTCTACTGAGAAGATTGCTACCAAGAATTCATTGGATGCTCTCCACATTTATGAGTTAGAGAAGACTCTGGATAACTCGGGTATTGCTCCCAAGTCTTTCAGACATTTCATGGATAACTTCTGCTTTGGTCGTGGATTCTCGGCTGGTGGTCAGAATGGTGTCATGGATCTGAGAGACAAAGATCTTGCCGTCATTCTCAAGTACCAGACTGCCACTGCTCCATCAAAGGGAAAGCTCTTCAACAGTTACATCTTCCATGTACGCAGACTTGTCATTCGTGATGGTTCTGTCGATGTAGTACAGTAATTAATTTCTTTGAATCTTCTTATTCCGTATATCACTATATCCTTCTTTTTGCCCTCCAAACTTAAATTTATGTGTTAGAATCATAGAATCATTGAAAATCTTTTTCCAATAAACATCTAAATAATTCTCTCTAGAATAGTTTTTTACAAGTCCCAGTAGACTATCAATAAATACTTGAATCAATGTATCATAAAAATGATTCTTAATTAAGTATCCAGAAGTCCATTCGGCTTGAAATACTCTATCATATGTTTCATCATATGTCTTTTTCTGTTTGATTAGATTTGATAATAGTAACATATCAAATGTTTGTGGTATGTCCATTGTATCAAATCTTTTATCTGATTTGAATATGAAATCATCTTCCAAAATGATTACACTATCGTACTTTCTTTCTTTTGCCAATGATAAACATTTAATATGTGATAAAACACATCCAATGTATCCTCTGTTTGGTGTATGAACGGCTTCAACTCTTTCATAATCAAATCCCTTTAATGTATCAATCATTTCTTGTCTTCTATCATGTCTTGATTCAAGATTGATAAAAAATATCTTTGGCACACCATAGTTAACACGCTTTCCTTTTTCATCAATAATATTCATGTTTGTTTATAATAGTCAATGTTTTTTTATTAATTTTTATTTAAGATATTTTTATATTACTAATTATAAATATGTCTACATCCCGCTACATTGAGATACGTCCAGACAACATCCCCGCCGATGGTAAAATTTCTTTCAAGAATGGATTTCCAGTACTAAGTTTCACAATCGCAGCTCAAGATGGTCTGCTTGATCCAGCAACGATTCGTGTTGTTGGTGATTTTGCCGCATACAAAGATAATCTAGCATCTCCCACTCCACTCACTGATGGTGATGGTGTATCAATGAATAACCGTCTTGGTATTTTCAGCATTATGGAAAGTCTAACTATTCGTGCTGGACGGTCAAAGATGGTATGTGAGAATATTCGTCACTACTCCAAATTTATGAATACTTATTTGGCTATGACTTCTTCTCTCCAAGATCAGATGGGTCATCTTGGACAGAGTTGTCTCATCCACCCCAACGCAACTGCTTTCCGCAAGAGTGTAGTTGAATCACCCAGTACGGATGCTGTTCAGACCAACTCTTTCTCAGCTCACTTCCCGTGTGGTTTCTTAATGAGTGGAAATATGGTCAATCTCCGCCCCGATGCCTTTGGTGGTCTAATTGTTGAAGTTATGCTCCAACCCGACTCCAATGTACTCTACAATGAAGATGGTTCGACCACGGGTATTGGAGACGCCCACTATGAACTATCCAACTTGAAACTGTGCTGTGAAGTAACTGACATTTCGGGCGCAGATCTTCCAGAGGGTGAAGAATCGGGTGTTTATGAGTACAACACTGTTACTGCTCTCTACACATCTATTAACTCTACCAACGCTCAGATTCAGTACAATCTTGCCCTCAGAAATGTACTAAGCGCATTTATGACTTTTGTCCCTGTATCGGATATTAATACACTCACTGCTGACGGACAAGTCACTGTCTATCCCTCTGGAAATGGAACTTCGGATACAGCAGTTGTTCCATTCCATCGTATCCAGTGGTTAAAGGGTGGAGTCAAGTACCCGGCTGACTTTGATTATGTAACTAACGTTCAAGACGCAACAAATACTTCTTCTCTACTACCCGATCCACAGCTAACAAAGACTTTCATTGATGCTGTAGCTCCCGACTACACATATGACAGACACTCTATTTCTGTTTCCAACGCAAACCGTGATTACAATATGGTTGAGTCGGGTACATCTGAGTCATCTTATCTAAGCATTGCCGAGGGTGGTGCTGTCACTGGTCTTGGCGTGAAGTATGGTATCGGTGGCGCTGGTGAAGATTTCAGCACCGAACAGTTTGGTGTAAGCATTGAATCTAATCTACGATCGGACAACCCGATTGGTGTTTACATCTTCATAAAGGCAAAGTCTCAGCTTGTTTACTCGCAGACGGGCGTACAATTGGTGCAATAGAGTTCAACTACCAACTGTAACTAATATGTAATTTTCTATTCATTCTTTTTTAATTATTTTTATTTAAATTTATAATATTACAACAATTATAAATAATGGCAGACAGTATGGCAGACACTATGGCACCATCCGAGGGATCAAGCATCCCGAATTTTCTAATGTTAGATCAGATTCCAGCCAATTACCAGCAGCAACTTGAAACCGATATTTTGGAACCGGTTGTATTTCAGAATGGTGGGGCAACGGTAGATGGATTCGTACGATTCACTCTCCAAAACAAAGGCTTCCTCCACAGCCACTCGAAGATATTTGTCACACTTGAACCCGCTGCGAACATCGCAAAGGGCTTTCTCCAGCCCCATGTTGGTATTGGTCAGATTATCAAGAGAGCCGTGTTGAAGATTGGAAATAAGACTCTCAATGAACTTGATTCGTGGGCTGGTCTCCACGCTGTCAAGAGTTCTCTCATTACGAATGAGAACAATGTTGAGCGTGAAATGTACACTACTGGACGCTTCTTGGCTCACGGCTTCAAGTACAATGATTCTTCAAAGGTATTTGCTGACACATATGGTCTAGAAACTGGAATGGAGTACAATGATGCTGACAGTGTTCTTGAACTTCCATCGTGGTATCAGATGGATACGGCAGCAAAGAACGAATGCCCGAGTTTCCAGATTGATCTATCTGATTTGTTTCCTTTCTTGAAAGTGAACCAGCTTCCTCTATACATGATTAAAGAAGCAATCAATATTGAACTAACTCTCCAACCGGTAGAGGGTCTGCGTATCCAGACTGATTCTGCTGATTCCGGTCAAGATTGTAACATTCTATCTTCGGATATGAAGTTCTGTGCTGATTACATCTACTACGGTGCTTCGGATGAAATGGAACGGTACGCAGCGGCAAATCCCGATCTATCATTCTCATTTGTTGATTACCGTTTGGTTGAGAACACAACGAGCCACACTGCTCTTTCTTCTACTGTTGTACGCAATCTTGGTATGGCGAATCGTATTGTTCCACGCATCATTACTCTTCTAGCCGATTCAACTCTAAGACAGAATACAATACTTGGTTCAAATAACTCTGTTTCTCCATTCACGAATGCCTCGGGAGTCCAGTCGGCTACTCTCAAGTACAATGTTCGTTACAATGATAGATTTGAGTACACTTCGGATGTAGACAATACTGCCCGTCTATTCAGCAACTTCACACAGGCGGAGGGTGTTCCATTCTTGACTCGTAGTGAATTCTCGGGACAGTCTGTTGGAGCAATTACGAGCGATGGTCTCCAAGGGAGAGCCATGGATGGTAACTTGGAGGGACAGTTCTTCTATCTATCCACTAAGCTTTCCAATGGTCGTGTTGGGGCGCGTGGTATTGAACTATACATCACGGGTTCTTTCCCATCTTCGGGTCGTGTTGTTGATCTAATGAGAACATACTGCGAGTATGTCCGTGTTGCCCGTTTGAGTGGAGGAATGATGGACGTTTATAACGCGTAGACTCAGAACGTACCACTTATTTAAAGTTTTATCACATTATATATGTATGAATAAAAATGGAAGTGACTGGATACCCGAATTATCTTATTTTTAGAAATGGTGCCGTACTTTCAAAGGGTAGTTTTTTTCACAAACCAAGATTTTTAAAACATTGTATGAGCCAACACGGATACAAAGTAGTTAATTTAAGAGATGGTAAAGGAGGTGGAAGACCACAATTTATCCATAGACTATTAGCAGAAGCATATATTCCAAATCCCGATAATAAGCCATTCATAGACCATATTGACAGAGTGAGAACAAATAATTCATTATGTAATTTGAGATGGGCAACAAGAAAAGAGAATAATAATAACATGAGTGAAAGAAGATTGAATAAAAATTCTTCCACGGGGCATAAAAACATCTCCCGTACTGAAAGAGGATATAGATTTGTGAAAAAAATAAATGGCAAAACAATCAGAAAAAGATTTAAAACACTTGAAGAAGCCATTGAATATAAAAATTCAATCAAAGGTTAAAACAATTGGATTCTCGGGTGTACTCCAACGAATCTTAAAATCAGACATAGTACCCTTTTTGATAGTCTTTTTTTCATCTAAATTCTTTTGAACTTGTGGACTAATTAATGGAATAAATTCAGTTTTTATCTTTGGATCCAAATTAATTAATCTACAACATCTTCGAACACTTGGAATATCTCCGAACTGCTTTATGTAATCCATATCATCTATTAATTCTCTCATATTGTTGTACTTTGTAACAGTGATATCATAATTACATTTACAATAATTGATAATTTGTTTACACAATATCATAACTTGTTGTTTCTCTTTAATACTCAAACTTTTCTTTGGATTTTGATTCTCAAGATAAACTAACAATGCGTCAACATTTGAAATATTATGAAAGTTAGTTTTTGGTTTCCATTTCTTGAAATCACATTCTTTAAATTTCCGATGAATATCTGCTTTATTATCTTGATGACTAAATACAATTGGGATATCTAGATCATTTATTATTTCAATAAGATCAGTCTTACTGTGACTTTTGTGGATAATCATGCTATATATATAGTACAATATTTTATTTATTTAAATCCAACATATAAAATGTAGAGTATAGATATACTATGCCTCGTAAAGACGGAGAACTAACAATTGGAGAGATTCGTGAGCTTGTGAAAGCACATAGAAAGTTATCAACAATGCCACCACCCCGTGGATTGACAAGAGCGCAATTAATAGATTGGGCAAAGAAAAAGGGGTACGATTTGGATCTTAAAAATGGAAAAATCAAGAAAACAAGATTATATAAGAAAACTATTACTCTTGATGTGGCAAAAGAAGTGGATAAAGATAAAAAAGCAAAAGCAGCTTTAAAACAAAATAAAAACAATTAAAAGTGTAAAATTTACACCCCATCAACTTCTATCTATCCAGTAATTTATTTTTGAACCACTTTTTTCAGAATCGGTGTAAAATTTACACCTTTATTTTTCTTCTTTTTTGGCATAATTAATAATACTTCATCTTGATCAAATATCTTCAACTTTATCAATGCCATAATAGCAATACAAGTAGTTTTCAAATCGATATCTGATACGGGTTTATTTCGTACTTTTTTACTCATTATTGTATTACACCAAAGCATCAAAGCTTGAATGATTTCAATTACTTTCATTTTGTTCTTTCTCATGTATTTAAGTATGAGATCATCTCCAAGCTTAGTATAATCTTTCATATTCCATTTTCCCAAAGGAATTCCCATTACCAATTTGTTTTTCCAAAAAAAAGTTACACTTCCATTTTTTCCCTCAATGACTACCATTTAGTTTCTATACAATAACATAGATATTTATTTTTAAATTACTTACGCACGGTGTACCCGCTGTCGCCCATACATACTACCATCCATCGCATACCACATGAATGTGATTGTCTTTTTTTGTGAATCATCTTCAATCCATAGTTCCATCAATTGTGGACTGCGCAGATTATTTTGTGCTGTTGTCCGTGCGTGTGTTGAGTATTTGAGTCCATGAGTCACTTCCAACTCCATCAGAAACTGAATTCTACCAACTTCACAGTCAAACTTGAGATCAGTATACTTTGTGGTTCCATTTACAGTTTGTACCTCTCTCTTGGCATTATCTGATTGTAGAGTGTCTACGACTGCTGCGGAAAGCTCATCCACTTGTGTATCCTCTACAACCACATCCTCCTCTGGCTCATCTTCTGATTCTTCTTCATTACAACCACAGAAATCATTCTCACCGATTTCTTCCCTCTCTCCCTTCTGTTTCAGTTCCTCTGCCCTCTCCTTCGAGACTAAACACTTTCCCTCCCAACCACATTCTTTACAGAAAGCAGATACTTCTTCTTCTTCTTCTTCTTCTTCTTCTTCATCAATGAAGAATTCTTCACATAGACGCTTTGCTAAGTCGGTATCCTGTGTATAATCATCTACATCTTCCTTTGTAAGATTATTCATCATATTACACTCGGGGTCAACAGCATTCACGAAACATCTGTAGTAGTGAATACGAAACTCAGACTTCTTAGCATCTTCTTTGAGTTCCTTGTTCTCCTCTTCAAGCTCAACCACCCTCTTCTCCAATCCGGTGATGTACTCGATGATTTCCTCGAATCCAGCGAGCAGAGTTGGGCGAGACATCTTTCGTGAAGAGAGTTGGTGAAAAGTGGATAGAGTAGTACAAATGTGTGAAGTACGGCTCTTGTTTGATTGTTTAGATGATGGATCGAGAGTCAGAATCCAAATCAAATTTATCTAATCGTTTTCAATGCGTTAGTATAGTATGTATAGGTACTAATATATATATGTATTACAATGTGTAAA